AAGGTTTGTAAGACCTCAGCGGGTGTTAAGTCCTTTTTAATTACAGAATTTGCAAACGTAACATCAATAACTAAAACAGCTGGAGTAATTACAACTCTTACAACTGTTGTAGGTGCTGACTTTTTCAGATACAAACAAAAGAGTGAAGTAGCTTCATTCAAACAAACAGGCGCTTCCGATGTTAAGACTGGTACTGTAGCTTATGACTTAGAGGCTAACTTAGAATTGTTAGGATTAGATCAAGCAACACAAACAGAATTAGACTTGTTAATCAGAAATACAGTTATTTTAATTGCTGAAATGACTGACGGAACATTTTGGTTCTTAGGTGAAAATTACGGAATGGATTTAGTTTCTGACGGATTAGAATCAGGAGTTGCATTAGGTGACTTCATGGGTGATAAATTACAATTTAAAGGACGTGCTTATACTAGAGTAGCTTCTGTTAGCTCTACAGTAATTAGCGGACTTACTATCGCTTAAACTAATCGCTTTCATGTGGTGAGTTGAGACAGTCATTAACGTGACTGTCTTTTTTTTATCATTATTTTTACTAATTAATACTTTATATTTAATGATACTGATTAACAAGAATAGCGCAAACACTTGCATCTTAACGTTAAGCGAAAGAACAACGTTAACAAATGTAAAGTATTTGTTTGAGTTTATAAACGATAGCACTAAGCAAACTAAAACGTTTCTTTGTGCCGATATATCAACGAATAAAGAGCGTTTTAATGAATTTGTAATTACAGAAAATACAACGGAAAATTTACTAACGGGAACTGTATCGTTAACCATTGGTGACTGGAAATACAACATATACCAACAAACATCAACAACTAATTTAATCGTGGCTAACAGCGGCGCATTAGTTGAAAACGGAAAAGTTGAGGTCAAAGGAACATCAACTGATTTAGCAGAATTTACAAGCGAACAAACAACATATAAAGAGTTTAATGGCTAAAAATAATACATCAATCGAAGTAGTTAATAGTAGTTTAGCTTTTGTTCAATTTGGCGAAGAAAAAAGACCCGAATTGAAAAAGGATTGGCAACATGATTACATCAAATACGGAAAGAAAAACGATTTTCCTCAAGAACTAATACGTTACTTTGAAGAACATGCAGAGCATGGTGCCATAGTTAATGCAAAGGCACGCTATTTATGGGGACGTGGATTAAAGGCAGTTAACGAAGAACAAAACGAAATAGCTGACCAATTTTTAAGTAAGGCTAATCGTTTTGAAAGTTGGTATAAAATGGGTCAGAAAATGTCCTTAGATTGTGAATTATTCAATGCATTTTATTTGCAAGTAATTACCGACATTAATGGCAAGCCAGTTGAATATTACCATTTGCAATATGCTAACTGCCGATTAAGCGAATGCAAAACTAAACTTTACTTTAGCGAGGACTGGACGAAACACAGTCCTGAGTTTAGAATATTTACTATCTACAAAAAAGGTAGCGTAGGCACGTTCTTTACGGCTTTTAGATACTATCAGCCTGCTAAGAGTAGATTAGACGCTGTTTATACGAAAGTGCCTTACAATGGCTGTTTAAGCGAAATTAAGAGTGACATTGATATAACCACATTTAACGAGTCATTTATTCGTCGTGGTTTCAGTTCATCAATGATGGTTACTTTCTTTAATGGTGAACAGCCACCTGAAGTAAAGAGAGCTATCAAAGAAAGGTTTGAACAAACATATACAGGGGTTGAGAATGCGGGTAGTGTGGTACTTAACTTCGCTGATAAGAATGGTCAAGCGGCGGCTATACAACCGATAAGCATTGATGAATTAGATAAGAAATTTGAGTTTACTTCAAAACGTTTACAACAAAAAATATTAGTATCTCATAACGTTACAAACCCTGAAATATTTGGTGTTAAAACAGAGGGTAGTGCTTTGGGGAATCGTGTAAGTGTAAAAGAAAGCTATGAGTTATTCCTTAACACATACAGTAAGCCACGTCAAGAGCCATTGTTAAGCTTCATATCAGATGCTTGCTACTTAATAACAGGTGTTTATATTGAGTTTGATTTTGACCAATTAGAGCCGATAGGTTATGATTTCTCTACTGATCAAGATTTGACACAGGATGAAAGACGTGCTATCAAAGGATTTGAGCCGTTAAGCGAACAACAACCAACTGAGCAAATACAAGCGCAAGTTAATAGCACATTGACTAACTTAACAGGTAGACAGTTTCAAGGGTTAATGAGAATCGTTAACAAATACGACAAAGGTACAATTAACAAACAATCAGCCATTGCATTAATGGTTAATGGCTTTGGATTGAGTAATGAAGATGCGTTAACTTTCTTAAATGAAAATGATGCGATTGATGAAAGCATAGTTAAAATGTCCAAACAAAATGAAGATGCTATCCTAGCACGTTTTATGGAGTTGGCAACACCTGACAATGAATCACATGAAGTATTATTTGAAGAAGAAGTACACATACATTCATTAAAGGATGCGCTTAAATATGAATTAAAGGCTCATAAAATGTATTTTGAAGATGCATTAAGTATTAGTGTCACTGAATTAGATAGTGCAGTTCTAAGCGCTATTAAAGGCAATCCTACATTGACTCAAGAAGAGCTTGCAAGGTTGTTGAAAGTTGATATTAATAAAATTAAGCAGTCTATTTTCAGATTAAAAGAAAAGGGATTGATTGAAAAGAATGCAAAGGCTTATGATATTACTGATAAAGGCATTGAAAAAAAAAGCGAGCCGATAAAAACAACTGAAATTAAAACAGTTTATAAATACGCAGTAAGACAACCGACACCGCCATTAAAAGGGAATTCACGAAAATATTGCTCTGATTTAATGGAGAAAAGTGTAGGTAATCATTGGACTTATGAGCAACTTGAAAAGATGGAAAACGAGTTTGGAATGTCGGCATTTGATTACCGTGGGGGATGGTGGACCAACGGAAACACTGGCGAAACAACACCATACTGTCGTCACATATGGAAAGCAAAAACAATTAGAATAGACAAATAAGATGGATGCATTATTTATATCACAGCAATATTTAAAGGATAAGTCACTTATCAATGACAATACAGATTGGGAGCTATTGCAACCTTCTATTATTATGATACAAGATTTGTATTTACAACAAGTATTAGGGACTCCTTTATTCGAAGATTTACAGGATAAAATAACGGCAAACACGTTGTCAGTTGACGAAACTAATCTAATAAAAAAGTACATTCAAAAGATGCTACATTGGTACATCTTAATGGAAGCGACAACCATATTAAAATATAGATACACCAATAAAGGTGTTATGGTTAAATCATCTGAAAACTCACAACCTATTAGCGAAAGCGAAATGAAAGTAGTTAAGGATGAATGGCGTTCAATCGGTGAGAGATACGCTGAATTATTAACTAAATATTTAATCAAATATTCGTCAACATTCCCTCTTTATAATACTTATAATAGCGAAGGAATGAATAGGTCATTGACTAACTTATCAACTGGAATATTTATTAATGATGATTATATCATTCGTAAAGTTAACCCAAGTGATAACGACCAATTGACTGACTTCGGATGGACATATTAAAATTAATATGAGTAAGAAAAACGAAAAACAAATCATTGAAAAATTAAAGGTTTTAAAGCCTCAAGTATATGCTGACATTAAACCAAACGATAGAGATTTTAAAAAACTTTTCTTCAAAACACAAAAGCCTAAATAGTTTCTATTTCGGTGACAAGTGGGAAGTTGGTGCAAGTAGTCCGATTCAATATCCATTGTTATGGTGTTCGTTAACTTCATCGTCAATAAATAATAATGTTATTGAAAGAAAATTTGTCATTGATATTTCGGACAAAGTAAACTTAGATGAAAGTAACGAAACGCACGTTTTAAGCGATTGCGAAATGATAGCTTATGATTTGCTTAACTACTTAGAACAAATATCAGACGCTGGAGAAATCGGCATTAAGATACAACCAAACACATCGCTAACTGATTACACAGAAGATAGAGACGACATGGTCAGCGGTTGGTTCTTTGAAGTGTCTATTAGCTCACACGTTGGTAACTACTCTTGTAACTTACCAATTAATAGTGGTAATATCTTTGATGGCAATTATATCTATATCGATGGAGAATATAACGTTCAATGTGGTGACTTCGAGGTATTAATCAAAGACCAAAGCGGTAACACTTTGCAAACATTTACAACTAGCGGAACATACACCGTTGAGGTATTACAAAACATAATTGATACAATCACATCAAACACATCAACAATCATTCAACCATTAACATAATATGGCAAACGTTAATATACAATTAGGATATAAGGATAGCGCATGGTTTACAGCCAACGCTACACTTGTTTTGCTTGCTGGTCAAGTAGTTTATTTACAACAAACGGGGCAGTATAAGATAGGTAACGGGGTTACTCAACTTAGCGCATTAGCTTTCTTAGGAAGCTCAGTAATTGCAACGGAAACACAATTAGTTACGGCTACAGTTGTAAACAAAACAGGGGTTAATTTATTAGCTTCAAACTACCAAGCTGTTAAGGTTTCAACGGCCCAAGGTCAACGTTTAGCAGTTGACTTCGCTCAAGCAAATAATGACAATAATAGTGCTGATACCATTGGTTTAGTAAGGGAAAATATATCGAACAACCAAGAGGGTGACGTTGTAATTTTAGGGCAAATAGTTGAAGTAAATACAACAGGAAGTTTACAAGGGGAAACTTGGACAGATGGGGACGTATTATATTTAAGCCCTACAACAGCTGGCCGAATAACCAACGTAAAGCCAACAGGATTAACAGGGCATATAGTAGTTATTGGTTATGTTGAATACGCTCACGCTATTCATGGAAAAATTTACACCAAGATTATGAACGGGTGGGAATTAATGGAGCTTCACGACACAGCCGACATAAGCTATACAACACCTATTGATGCTGATAGTTTACTTATTAAAGATAGTACGGCTTCATTATGGAAACGATTAACATGGGCTAATTTAAAGACATTAATATTTACAATTCCATCATTAGTTAGTCAGGCGGCTGGGGTTGCTATTACAGGTGTTCAATGGGTATTAGGTTCTAAACAATGGATAGGCGGTAATATTACTACTCAAAAAGAAATAGAGTTAACATCACCTAACTATTCATTTACAACATCGTCAACGATTACCAACGCTTATTCAATGTATGTAAATGCGCCTGCAGCGTCAACAAATGCAACGATAACAAACAATTATGCTATAGGTGCAAATGGTAATATTTTAATGACTAATAACAAAGCCATTCAGGTATTAGACGGAACGGGTACTCCTAGAAATTTAATCAACTATACATCCGCTGACAACATTAACATTAACGGAAAGCAAGGCAGTTCAGACATATTTATTAATCCAACATCGACAAATAAAGGAATGGTTCTTAAATCTACGGGGACGATCGGTATCTACGGAGTGGCGACACCAACGGCACGCTTACACGTTGGGGCTGGAGAAAGCGGAGTAAATGCTGCGCCTTTGAAATTTACAAGCGGCACAAATCAAACAACTGCTGAGGCTGGAGCAATGGAATATAATAATACATTGCATTTTACGAATAGTGATGCAACAAGGCGACACGTTGCATTAAGTCCAAACTCAACAAAGGTCACAGCTGGAGCGCCTTATACGAATGATGGATACATCACTTTAAACATAAACGGAATAGATTTTAAAATTTTAACTACAGCTTAATATGACACTAATTTACTTTAATGCACCTGACAAGCCTGAAAACATAGGCATTTCACAATTAACAAATGATTTACAATTATTCATTGATGAACGTTTAAATATATTCGTTAATTATGCTATTGTAGGAAATCAAATACAGTTTGACGTAAACGAAGAACAAAGAGGTTACGCACTATTTTTTGATGTGCCAAATGACTTTCAAAATTAATATCAATTACTAAATTTTTTAATACTTAAAATAAAAGAATATGTTACAAGAGATAAATGACGCAATGATTAACCGTATGGGTGGCTATGCGGGTTCTAAAACAGTTACAGGAACGGGAGCGCAAACGGGATTAAATTTTTCACAATTCTATGTGCGTGAAGATACTGTTATTGGTACACTAACAGGTACTGACAACCAAACAAGTGCAACTTCAAACCTATTGACAACATTAGGAATATCAGCGGTTACATTAAAAGCTGGGGAGTTACACGTTGCACCTTATGGCACTCGCATTAGTGCTGTAACTTTAACAAGTGGTTCTATTATTTTATATTAATTATGCGAATAGCTAGAGGCATATCAGTTACTAATACAAGTAAGCCAGTCGGTATAACTTATGATGCTGATGCGACTGCTTTCTTTACAGCGGCAAGTATTACTGACACCACTCAAAAAAGTGCGGTTAATACATTAGTGCTTAGTTTGAAATCTGCTAACATTTGGACTAAGATGAAAGCATTATATCCTGTAGTTGGTGGTTCTGCTTCATCGCATGCTGTTAATTTAAAGCAACCTGGTACATTTAATTTATCATTTGCTACAGGCTGGACACATTCATCTACAGGGATGACTCCTTCAAACGCTTTTGCAAATACAAACCTAGTGCCTAGAAGCAATTTAATATCAATGAATAATCATTTAGGTTACTATTCCAGAACAAATACAACATTTGGTTATGATAATGGGGCTATTGATGATTTAAGCGGAGCAGTAGGGCAACAGCTTATTACAACATTTAATCATACTGCAAATGTTACTAAGGCTTGGTCTCAATGTTTAGATGCTAATAGTGCAAATGGTGCTGAAACAAATACTTTAGGTTTAATTATAGGCTCTAGGACAACTTCAACATCTTTAAAATTATACAGAAATAGCACCTTGAAAGGTACTAATAACACAGCTACAAGTATTTTATTGCCTAATATTATAATGACTTTAGGGGCTTTGAATTACAGAAATCCATCTGGAATTTATACAATTTATTACGGAAACAAAGAATGTGCATTTGCGTCCATTGGTGACGGCTTAACAGATGCTGAAGCACTATCATTTTATAATGCAGTTCAAACATATCAAACAACTTTAGGACGACAAGTATAATGGAAGGACGAATAGTAACTAATCAACAAGCTGAACAGCTGCAAGGCACATTTATAGATGCTGATACTTTCTTAAATTTCGTGCAAGATATTAACGGAATTTATTTTCTTTTTTTAAGTCAACAAGATGAAATTGATTTAGCAAATACACAATATGCATATTTGTTAGATATTCCTTTGAGTCCATTTGTAGCACCACCAACACCACCACGACCATAATATGTTAAATACTGAAAATGCAATAAAACTCGTTACTTTCGTTGCTGGCCTATCTTCAATGTACTACGCTATTAAATCTGATATAAGAGAGATAAACACTGAAAAGCATTTTGAGATAGAACATTTGCAGTATCAAATCAATGAAATAAAACAAAATTGTTGCGACGATACAAGGCGCAAATCTTTTGCCATTGAGTTAAAACAACCCGAAGCAGTTAAACCAAAGAATGACATTGATGAAATGTTTTAAAAATGACCGAACGACGACACAACTATTTATTTAAAAAAATGGAATTATATTTAAAACGAGAAACATTTACTGAAGAATCAACCATTGGTAAACTTAGTATTGATGGGCAATTTGAGTGTTTCATATTAGAGGATAAGGATAGAGGTCTAGTTAGTACAATGAGCATCCAAGAAATAACAGCTCGTAAAGTATTTGGCAAAACTTGTATACCATACGGGCGTTATGAGATTGACTGGACAATGAGCGCACGTTTCAAAAAAATGATGCCTATTTTATTGAAAGTTAGCGGATATGAGGGAATCAGAATACATACCGGCAACTCCGAAAAAGACAGTTTAGGCTGTTTGCTTCCAGGCCGAAAGAGAGCTAACAACATGGTAACGGAAAGCACAGCGGCTACTAACTTACTTTATAGTAAAATACAAACGGCTAAAAGTAGAGGGGAAAAAGTATTTATAACTATTGCAAAATGATTAAGAAATTATTAGCATCCTTAGATAACACAAATCACGGCTACAGCGCACGCAAATTAACAGCCTTTGTCATTGTATCACTTGTTATATTAGCGCACGTTAAATGGCTTAATTTAGGGGATTTAACGCAGTTAGGCGAAGTGTTGATTATTGACTATACATTTATTTCAGCATTGTTCGGAATGACAACCTATCAAAAAATAAAATCAAATGACACTAAATAAATATTTATCTATTGGATTGTTTGCTATCATTGCTTTTATACTATTATTCCAAACGTGTGGTAAAAATGAAACGATAAGAACTGAAAGAATAACCGACACATTGATCGTGACTAAGCTGGTTAATATCAACAAGGATAGCTTAAAAGTTGATAGCCTATTGAAAGTAAAGCAACGTGTAAAAATTGTTTACAAACAAAAGACTGATAGCATTTACATAGTGGCTCCAGACACATGCAAGACATACATAACTATGTTAGTGAATAATTGCAACGAATATTTGAGCCTAAACGATAGTATCATTGAAAGCCAAATGTCATTGATTAATGAGCAAAGGGATCTGTACAGGATTCAACGTGATCTGATCAATAAACAAAACGATATGTTGTATGCTGACAGCTTGCATATAGTTAAATTGAATAAAAAAATTAAAAGAAAAAATATAAGTATAGGGATAATTTCGGCCGTTGGGCTTGGTGCTTTGCTTAGATAATCGTATCTTTACGGTAATATCTACCATTTTTTACTTTTACTTGTGATTAAGACTACCCTAAAAAGTAGTCTTTTTTTATTTACCTATTAATTTTATTGTATTGATTTTCAATGACTTATATAATATTTACATATATTTTAAAAATATTTTTTGTATATATAAAAAGTATGTATATATTTGTACTCAGATAACAACAAGTAAAAAATAGAAATTATGAAAGCAACAGTTAAAATATTAAAAGTAAAAGGATTAAAACAATCTTTCTTAGGTGGAAATTTTCAATCATACGTAGCTATGAATGAAAAATTAGAATTTGGTTTTTTACCAGGAGAAAACACTCCTTATACTCCATTAGGTGGTAAAAAAACTTTAGAAAAAGTATTAGATATACTAATATTTAAACCATATTAATTATGGTTTATGTAATTAGTTTACTTGAAAAAGATAAATATATTTTAGAAAAATGTTTATCTGAATGGGAAACAAAAGAATACCCAATTGCTAAAAAAGAACGTGAAGATAAATTAATAGAAATAAATAAAGCTATTAATATTTTAAAAGATTATAAAAAACATGAGCAAATATAATTACGAAACCCATTCAGTAATAAAAGTAGTCTTTACAAAAGATGGAGACTTTGTTACAACGGTTACAAATAGCAACCGATTGAAACCTTACAAAAATTCAAAATATATAATACTAGACATAATATGAAGAAAGCAAAATTAATCCACTTAACACCTGAAACCATTGCCTACTGGTCTGACATTGCCAAGGCAAATGGATCTACATTCAAAGTATTCATTCAAATGTTATTAGAAGAAAGACCAAAATTTAAAAAATAGAAATCATGGAAAACGAACTAAATGACGAATTATCCCCACTAGCAAAAAGAATATTAACCGATTTAACTTTCATATTATGTGTAATCATATTTTTCCTCTAAACTTTAATAACGAAGCCATTAAAAGATTTTGGCTAAACAAAAATGTTGAAAACCAAGTTCGCTCAACATTCAACGAAGAATTATTAAAACGTGTAATCGAAGCTAAATTAAAAAGAGATGAAAGACTACAAAATTATTGAGCCTAAAGAATTTTATCATTTGTATAGAAGCCTATCAATTGAAAGTAGATTAAATTTTTCAGAAAAGATAAAAAGACAGGATAAATATATCTCAAGATACAACATAAGTGAGGAACAATTTGACTATCTTAACGAGCTTTTAAAATTAGAAAATCCAAACACAATAGGTGCATCTGTTGAATTTGATTACTGGCAAATACAAAAATATTTTCAAGGATTAACACAACTGATTAACAGCCCTTTAGACTTTCAGATATTAAAGCAAAAAGAAAAAGATGCAATAATTGAAGAACACAAACAAATACATAAACTATTATTAAACTATAAATTTTAAACAAAATGGAAACTAAATTAAACAGCGGAGCTATCTTCAAAAATACAAAGACTAAAGAAACTCAGCCTGACTACAGGGGCAAAGTAAACGTAAATGGTAAAGATATGGAAGTGTCATTATGGGTTAAGGAATCTAAAACAGGCACAAAGTATTTCAGCGCATCATTCCAGGAGCCTTATGTTAAGCCAGTTAGTCAGGAAGCAATTAACCAAAACAACGCTCAAGACTTAATTGATAACGATTTACCTTTCTAATTATGAATGATTTAATATTACAATGGGCCGACGAACGAGGTATCTTGAAGCCTGAAAACGCTAACCGACAAATATTGAAATTGTTTGAAGAGTGCGGAGAGCTAGCAGGCGCCATGGCTAAGAATAAGCATAGCGAAGTTGTTGACGCAATAGGAGACATACAAGTAGTGTTAATCATTCTTTGCAAGCAGTTAGGTTATGACTACGAACAATGTTTAGTCGATGCATACAACGTCATCAAAGAAAGAAAGGGTAAAACAATTAACGGAATTTTTGTAAAAGATTAAATTATGAAAACAATAAAAATAGGAATAATATTAATAGCAGTAAATGTATTAACTGGATGTTCTGCGTGCCGTGATTATCATAGACAACAAGATATGTTGGATGCTGAATATAAAGGAAAAGGAGAATTATTGCAAGCTGAAAGCAATAAAAAAGTAATTGTGGAAACTGCAAAAGCTAATTTAGAAGCCGCCAAAATGAATGCCGAAGCTGATATTATTAGAGCGAAAGGAGTTGCAGAATCTAATAAAATAATCGGGTCATCATTGGAAAATAATAGGGCTTATTTAGAATGGTTATGGATTGATAATATTGAAAAAAATCCAAATGCAGTATATTATATTCCTACAGAAAATAAAATGCCTTTGATGTTAAAATAATTATTTGTAATTTTGCAAACGTCGGGTGAGAGCGACAAACGTAAAAACATTAAACATTAAACCTATTGGTTACAACCTCTCACTTGTAGCCAGTAGGTTTTTTATTTATACACAATGGATATAAACACAGATTATTTAAGAGGGTTAGTAGACACCACGATCGAGTTCTATGAGCTAACAAACGGACGCATACCAGCGGACAAACAAATGACAGTTAGATATGAGATATTTACAGGCAGTCATTACGTTGTAGGTTGCAAAATTATTTTCACTTACAAAACTACAGTATCAAGTAAATGGGACATTGATTCAGAACTAGAAGAAAACTGGATTAAAATTTACGAGAAAGACAGCATTAGCGGTGTAGTTAGTGACATTACAGATATTTTGAGCGATATTCATTTAAAAACAATTAACTATTTATGAAAAATTTAAACAGCAAATTATTAGACTTTCAGCGTAAAGTTGGGATAATTAAAAAAGATGCTAAAAATCCTCATTTTAAGAACACCTATGCATCATTGACACAAATACTAAGCGAAGTAAAACCATTGCTGTCAGAATGCAATCTAGTGCTTATACAGCCTATCAATGCAAGTGGTGTAGGTTCTACTATTATAGATTTTGAAACTAATGAAAAAATAGAAACATTTATTAGTTTACCAACTAACTTAACACCTCAGCAATTAGGTAGTGCAATAACTTATTTTAGACGCTATACTTTGGCTTCATTATTAGCATTAGAGATTGACGATGATGACGCTCAGGCTACCAATGTTAAACAACCATCCCTATCAGAACAAATCGAAACTGCAAAGGCTAAAATTATAACAGCTTCAAGTATAGAAGATCTAACCGATAAATGGAATAAGTTGACAAAAGTTGAGCAAACATTTATGCCAGTTGTGTTATTAGCGAAAGAATTAAAATCTAAATTAAAATAGTTATGGATATTAAAAAATCATACAACGAATGTTTAATTATTGAAGGTTCTAAAAGTGAAAAATTTAAACTACTACCTAAAAAAGCAGAAGATTTATCAATATCAGAATTTTTATTCTTAATGGATTATTTAAATAAAGTAAATATCACAAACAAATAGAAATCATGGACAAATCAATATATCAAATAGAAAACGAATATCAGCTATTAATTAATCAAATCATTGAAGCTGAAGGAGAAATCACTCCGCAACAAGAACTAAATTTACAGATAGCTAAGGAGCAACTGCAAAGTAAAGGTGTTAACTATGCTTATGTAATACGCAAATTAGACTTTGAGAGCGACGTTATTGACGCAGAAATAAAAAGACTAAGCGCATTAAAGAAAGTGCGTCAAAACTTAGCAGAACGCTTAAAAGCTAATATAACTCACGCAATGCATACTTTTGAAGTTGATAAGATAGAAAGCCCATTGATTAAACTATCTTTTAGAAAATCTCAAGCTGTTGAGGTTGATGACGTGAATAGTTTGCCTAGCGAATATAAAGTAGTGAAAGTAACTGAGCAAGCTGACAAAATGAAGATTAAACAAGCTTTGCAGAATGGTGAGCAAATACAAGGATGTTCAATAATTACTAATACTAATTTGCAGATAAAATGAAAAAAGTAAAAATAGGAAGTTGCAAGTATATTTATTACAACAGCGAAAATACATACGTGTTAACCTATGACCCATCGGATGACTGGGTGGATGAGTTAAAAGGCGAAGTAGCTTATAAAATAGTTGACAACGGAAATGGTTTAGAAATAACCCAATTTGGGTTAATAATAACTCAAATAAAAAAAAACTTTCTCGACTATGGGGCAGCCGCTGAATTAAAATATTTACTATCTAAAATCAAATAATAATGGAATACAAACACTATAACAACGAACAAGGAAGCCTTTATAAATTCGCAGAACATCATGAGTTAAACGCATGGGAGTTTGATTGCATTAAAAGATTAGTAAGATGCAGAAAGAAAGGCCAATGGTTATCTGATATTGATAAAACTATTAAGGTATTAGAGATATATAAAGAAGAGATGAAACACTTAAATGATGTATTATGAAACGCTGTTTTACTTGCAAACGATTAAAACCTTTGATTTGGTTTAAAATTAATAACAGAAAGTATCAGTTAAAAAGTGATAAAGGTAGGGCGGTTGATTGCAGACTATGTAACGTTAAACGACTACTTAAACAGAATGGAGAAGTACTTAAATATAATTATGTAACTAATAAATACGACGCTATTACAATTAAAATAAACATAATAAACATAATAAAATACTATTTATGAATATAGAGAAAACACACCGAGGATTACTAATGTACGTTGGTATTGCCAAAACATTAAACGATGAAACATGCCGTTTTATTAACACGTTTAAACATGAGAACAAACGAAGGTTTAATAACCTGATAACTGATTTAAACGCATTCCAAAGCACTGTAAGAAATCAAATGAATATGGAGGGAATAGATGCGGCGGAACGTTTACAGGACTATCAGCATAGCATTATACAGGAACTTATCGAGAAAGATAATTTTCAAGACATTGAAACATTCTTAGCGTTTTGTAAGGTGCTTCCTGAAATCTATACTAAGTATCTTAAGCCTTACAAACATTCAGCAAAGGATTATTTTACTTCATTAAATAATTCATGCAACATATTCCGTAACACGATGGCTATTGATAAGGCTAACTTACAATCATGCGATGAGTATGTGAATTGGTTTGTTTTGAGTTTGATTGAGAATAATGAGTGGGAAAAGCCTTGTTAATTCAAAATAATTTATTATATTTGCATCCGTTGTGTAGGAGCAACTAATAAAACATTAAACTAAAGACCTCTATTGTGCGGAACTCCTACTCCAAACTTTAGAGGTTTTTATATTATTATGAAAAATATAATATTTAATTATTACGAAGCTGATATTAAAAAATCAATTCCTTTAGGTACTGTAAATTTAGAATATGTTTTAAATGCTATTAAAAAACCTAAAAAAGACATTAAGCATATATTTGAACAGATACAACAAGCAGAACAAAATAAAGATATGGGTTTAAAAGCTCAGTTGAAAACAAAACTTTATTCTTTTACTCCTTGCGTATTTGTTGAAGGTTCACGTAAATATTCTAATATAAAAAACTTTACAGGTTTAATGGTTTTAGATTTTGACCATTTACCAAATGTAGGTTATGCAATGGATTTTAAAGAATATTTATTTCATACTTATAAATATATTATTTCTGCATGGCTTTCAGCTTCTAAACATGGTGTAAGGGCTATTGTAAAAATACCTATTTGCTCAACTGTAGATGAGTTTAAACATTATTTTAATGGTATAGAAAAATATTTAAGTGGTTATAATGGATTTGATAAAGCTCCTAAAAATTGTATCCTTCCTATGTTTATTAGTTATGATAATGATTTATTAATTAGGTATGATTATTCAACATTTAATGAGAAAATAATACCAGTTGAAAGGCCAAAAGTTATTCAATATATTGTTAGTGAAAAAAATTCAGTAGTTGAAAGGATAATTTTTAAAAAAATAAATGTTATCATTGATAACGGACATCCACAATTAAGAGCGGCGGCCTATTTATTAGGTGGTTATGTTGGTGCTGGTCACATAAATGTAAATGATGCTACTCAAATGATTATTAAAATGATTTATCATAATAACTATTTAAGTCAAAAAGCACATGTTTATATTCAGACAGCTAAACAAATGATTGATAAAGGAATTAACGAACCTGTTTATTTGGCTAATTAAAAATAATTTATTAAATTTGCGTATTCCGACTAACCAACGGAGTAATATTCTCTAACATAAAAATATTTAAACCATTATTGGTGTGTTGACAAGGGTTAGAGCTTGTCTAGGGTTGGTAGCCCAAACGCATCAATAATGGTTTTTTAATTTTATAAATATGAAAAAAACTAAAAAACAAATTGAAGACCAAAAAAGATTAGATTACTTTACTGGATTAATTATGCAAGGATTAATTACTAATAATATAAATGAATATGTTGGTAGTAATAAAATTGATGAATATTGTCATTTATCAAAAAGAATAGCTATTAAATTAATCAATAAATTAGATAATGAGCAAATTTAAAAATCCAGAAACAAACCCTTTATTAACTCCAGTAGACTGGTTTAATTTTTATGGGGATTTTAAAATAATTTTTGAAGGGGATAAAAAATGTATTTCATATTCAGATACAAATGCTACTTATTTTACTGATGGAGAATTTCAAAGTAAAACACCGACTTTTGAATTAAATAAATCAAATTTAGTTGATGTTAAGAAAAATAATCTTTTTGATTTACCAATAGGGCAACAAGTATCTAAATTTATGTTATTGTCTTCAATTAAATTTAAATCAGATAATTCTAAAGCTTTAAGTTTTGTTATGTTTAATTTAATGAAAAGAGACATACCATATATTAGAGTAGGAACTGACCATTTTAAAGTTATAGCTAAGAATAATAGATATAATATAGAACAAATTGTATTAAAAGCATGGGATAAGTCAACAATAATTGAAGACCATGGAAAATCTTTAATACAACATATTTATAAATTTGATGACTTTACTATTTTACCAAATAATAAAAATCATATTCCTACTCAAAATAACTGTTATAATCTATATTCTAAATTCTCACATGTGCCATATAATGGTGATGTATCTTATAATGATATTCCTATAACAATAGGATTAATAAAACATATTTTTGGAGAACAATTTGATTTAGGATTAAAGTATATGAAAATTTTATATGAAAATCCTTGTCAAATACTTCCTGTGTTATCATTAGTATCAACTGAAAGGCAAACTGGTAAAACTACTTTTTTAAATTACATTCAGATATTATTTGGAGAAAATTCAACTTTGATTAATCCAACTGATTTAATGAGTAATTATAACGATGCCTACGCTACTAAAAATATAATAATGATTGATGAAACTGTTATTGATAAATCTCATACAATTGAAAAATTAAAATCAATTGCAACTGCTAAAACAATGTCAGTATCTCAAAAATTTGTTCAGCATTATAGCGTTCCTTTTTTTGGCAAAGTTATTATTTGCACAAATAAAGAAACTGATTTTATGCGAATAGATGACGAAGAAATTAGATTTTGGGTAAGGAAAATAAATCCTATTAATGGAAAACGGAATACTTTAATAGAAGAACAATTAAGAGATGAAATACCTAAATTCTTAAAATTTCTTATTGATTTACCTGAAATAGATTTTTCACGTTCACGAATGGTTTTTACTGAAGATGAAATAAAAACTTCGGCTCTCGAAAATGTTAAGAAAGAAAGTAAAACAGGATTAACAAAGGATTTACTTTATTATATTGATGATTTATTTATTAATAATAATATAAAAGAATTTGATGCATCCGCTATTGATATTAAAAAGAGATGGTTTCAAAATGATAATAAAATATCTATTACTTATATTAGAAAGGTTTTAAAAGATGAATTTAAAATGAATCCATCCGAACCAAGAAAATATAATCCATTTGCTGGAATAGATATTTTAGGCGCTGTAAATGATTTAAATAAAGCTACTGGAAGGGTTTTCACTTTTACATGTGAAAATATGGAAGTTATTGAAAATCAAGTAAATAACATTTTTGATGAGATTGAACCATTTTAGTATTTGTTACTTTGTAACTTTTGTTACCAATGTAACTAATTAATAATCAATGAATTAAATAAAAAAATAACAAAGTAACAAATTAGTGATAAACTCAAACCCCTATATAAAACACTATAAATATATAATTATATATAATTTATTTATATATTTATATATATTTGTTACTTTGTAGTGTTTATAAGGGTTACAGCGGTAACAAATTCTGTAACGCTAGTAAAATCGTTTTGTTACTTTGTTACTTAATTGAAAATCAACAACTTAACACCATTTTAACTATGAAAATCCTTAGAATATACACTATCGACGGCATTCAGCTTGTTGATTATGAGCTAAACGGACATTTTAATACAATGCCTTATGTTTATTTTAAATCAAAATACGAAGTTAAATGACCCCACTACAACAATTAACCGAATTAGACTGGCAAGTTAGATGCGCTAATACTCGAATGCGACCTGACTATGTTGTTAAGACTAAATACTCAGATAAGACAGCCAACGGACTAACCAAGGCAATTATCTCATGGATTAACCTAAACGGATACCAAGCTGAACGTATTAGCACTACAGGCCGTTATGTAGATAACTCAAAAATAGTTACCGATGTGTTAGGTAATCGTAAAAAGATAGGGAGTGGTAAATATATCAAAGGTACGGGAACTAATGGATCAGCGGATATAAGTTCTATTATAAAAAGTTTAAACGGAACTGTAATTCCTTGGAAAATTGAAGTTAAAATGAAAGATAAACAATCGGAAGCACAAAAGAGATATGAAGAACATATCATGAAAGCTGGAGGTCATTATTCAATAGTTCATAATTTTGATGAATTTATGGAACAATATAATTTTTTATTACAAAATAAATAGTATATTTGTAATGCTTATTCGACATGAAAACATTAATTAAATCCAATCCTTTACATTGCCATTTGCTAACACTTAGCAGTCGGATAAGCCTTTGTATTGGATTGGTATTTTAATTATGGAAAAAAATTGTAAAGTATGTTTTACTAAATTTAATGTAAAACCATCACATTATAATAAAAGAATTTGTTGTTCAAAACAATGTCAAAATATAAATC